AATTCTGGAGTACCCATTAACATTCGCTAGAGAAGCTAAAAGGTTTGTAGATAGTAGAACCGAACCTTTACTTTGGAATATAGTTGACAAGCGAAATACTGTACATTTAAAACTACTAAAATTTTTAGGTTTCAAATTCTTAAGAGAAATTAAACACGGACCTAACAACTTAACCTTTATAGAATTTGCAAAATGTGTAAATCACTGGCAAAAGCCCGAGCTGAAGGGCAACAAGAAATAGATGAAGCCAATCATCAGATTAGAATAAATGATGGAGAGAATAAAGCAACAACAGCTGTAATAAAAGGTAATAAATTTTTAATTGATAGAACAAAAAGAAACGCTGATTCATTAGCTTTCGCTCTAAAAATAAGAAAAGGTGTAAATAAATTTAGAGAGTACGGTACTAAAGTTGCTGGAGCTTTATCTAAAGCATCTTTAACTGCTTCTAATCAATCTAATAGAGCTAATAGAAATAAGTATAATGCAGTTATGGCGATGGTAGGTAGTAAAGAAGTTTTATCAGAGACAGCAGGTGGTGAAAAGTTAAGAAGAGATTTTAGTAGGAACAACGCTATCTACAAAGCACAAATGGCTAAGTCTTTAGAAAAATTTATACCTCAACCTGGCAGTCCTGGTAGATTCTGGGCTGATCAAAACAAATTCATGAGAGGAGTTAGTGCTGTAGGTCAAGTAGCTAGTGCAGCTGCTAGTGTATACACTCTAGGTAGCTCAGAAATGCTCGACATTTGGTAAAACTATGACAAATTCTTATTCATTCCCTAAACCTTCCCTAGATCCTTACATTAAAGATAGATCAAGGGAAGAGGAATTAAAACAACAAACATATGTAGATCCTGATGCAGCTTGGGCACAACATGCTAAAGATGCTATAGCTGCTAACAATGAGTTTGCCAAGCAGATGTATAAGTCTATGACTGCTGCTAGAACTGCTAGGGATAAAACTATTTCAGATTTCAGTACTCTTGTTCCTAAAATAGCTGGTATAGCAAAAGGATTCAAAGAAGCAAGAGAACGTCACGAAGCAAAAGAAGTAATTTTTGAAGAAGGTAATTATAACAAAGGAAGTATTTCTGATCAAACCATGAATACAATCCTTGGTAAAGATAATAGTAACCAAACTGAAATTAATAAAGATAATGCTACTGCTCTTTATGGATCAACTGCAGCAGCTAATGCTTTAAGTAAAGGTAATACTCAAGAAGCTATTGGTTTATTAGAAGCAGTTAGTGAGATGAAAACTCAAGGAGAAATAGCTGACTTCTTTGCTAATCCAGAAACTATAAAGGGTATCTTTGGAGTTTTTATGAACGTAGGGTTGCCTGTAGAAGTTAACGGAAAAACTGAAATCAGATATTTAGGAGATGAAGAAAATTCTTTAGACGTACATAATAAACTTGTTAATAGAGTATTAGCTTCTTATTTAGGTAATCTAGAAGATAGTGGTACTCTAAAGCAACGGTATATAAATAGAGTAGTTTTACCAGAACTTCTGAAAATTAAAAAAGCTTCATCATTAAATAAAAGTATACAAATTACTAATAAAGTTGCTGAAAAAACTGCAGAAATACAAGCTAAAGTTTTAGTAGATGGTATAACAAAAGGAGACAGTAATAATTATTTATTAGATATTATTACTTCAGGCGATGATGGTAAGGGTAAGAAGGGCTTGCTGTATATGCTCAACTCTCTGAAAGACCCAATAGTAAATGGGGACATAACTTTAGAACAGGTCATGCCTCAACTTGAAAAGAGTGATCCATATACAAGAAATGGTGAAACAGGTACACTATATGAAGTCTATAAAAAAGAAGTAGATGATTGGAAAGCCGAAGTTATTACAGAAAGAGATACTAAGCAAAAGGAACAAATAAAATTAAACTATTCTGCTGGAACTGGTTTTACTGCTAAACTTGGATCAGAGATAAAGAAGTTTAGAGATTCAGGAGACGGAGAAATACCAATAGACTGGATACTTAAAAAGGAAGGAGAACTTCTTAACTTGCAAAAAGATGGTGTAATTGATAAAGATATGCTCAATATTGCTCAAAATAAGTTAGCAAATGCAAGGTTAACTAAAGATGATGTTGCATCAAAGGTTCAGTTAAAAAGATTATTAGAGAAATCAAAAGATGGTGAGTTTATTTTTCATGAAGATTTATCTATATTAAATGAAGATGATCATGCAATATTCAAATCCCAACATGGTGATGCTATACTTTCTAAAAAAGTATTTCAACTAGTAAAAGTCAGAGAAAAAATAAAACAGGCATATGATCCTTATTTTGTTGGTAACTTATCAAAGGGTACAAAACTTGTAGATAAAACTGGGCAGGAGTTTGCTATTAGAGAAGCTCTTAATAAAGTAGCTGAAGAGTATGCAAAACTCAAAGAAGACAATCCAAATGCAAGTGATAAGAAATTAATCACGATGGCTTTAGGTCTATGGATGCAGGATTGGGGATCACTTGATGGAGATAAGAAACTTGAACGAATTCTAAAAGATGCAGCTATTTTTGAGGATGGAAGTACAATAGAGCAGACTCAAGTTCAACAAACACAGATAATAGATTTAGAAAAACAAATACCTAATAATTCTAGTTTACTATTATCAGATAAGAGAATAGCTGGAGAGACTGATCAAACTGATCGACAACTTAAAAACTATTTAAAGGGTAATGCACCACTACCTCGTATCTATGAAAGATATGGTACTGCAGGTAACTTTGATGATAGGAATGTAGCTATAGCTAGAGCGTATCAATTAGGATTCATTGATGAAAAAGAGGCTAATGAATTAGTTGAAACAGGTAAGTTTTTTAAAACACAATTAGGTGAAAAATTATATAAAGAAATTACTCGCAACCCATACTCAGGTACCATATTTGAATATAGTGAAGGTGGTGAAAGATTAAATTTTGCTGCTGAAGCTTTCGTACCTAAAAGAGTTTTAGAATCTACTAAGGAGAAATCTAAGTTTGATTACACAGTAGGTGTTGAACTTGACCAAGAGCTTACTACAATGACATTAGGTCAAGTGAAAAAGTTAGTTGATGATGGGAAATTAACTGAAGTAGGTATTTTTGGATTAGATAAACAAGAGCTTATATGGGCTTTAGGTAAAGAAGTATTAAATATGTCAGATGAAGATTTCAATAATAATCAACTATTTGATGAAGACTTTCAAAGAAGATTACCTGGACTTATACTGAAAGCAAAGTGCAAGATTAAACAACATCAAACTGGTGCTGAGATACCGAAAACATGTAATGCAATAGAACTGAATTTCCAATCTGATATAGAAGAGAATGAAGTTATATTACAAGTATTAAATAAATCAGGTGCAGTAGATACTACTCACTTTTCTAATCAACCTACTAATTTATCAGCTGGACTGGTTGAATTACTAATGAAAGAATTACAAGATTAATTATGATAATTGAACCAAATGATCAGGAAGACCTCAATCTTGAAGGTCAGAATACAGAACAAGAGGAACAACCTTCTAATGCTTTAAGAGATTATCTTACTAAGAAAGAAGAAGAACGAGAACCTAATCTAATAGAAAAGCAGAAAGAAGATAGAAAGATCGAATCTTTACAAGATGATCCACGTAACCAAGAGAATTGGGGCTTCAAAGGTTTTACCAAAGAAGTTCAATCCATCCTATCAGGCGGTTTACAAGACACAGCTTCTTCAGTAGCAACATTCCCTGAACGTGCAGTAGACATGTTCTCAGGTGAGATGTTAAGAGAAAGACAAGAGAAAGGATACTATAAACCACAATGGACTCCTTTCGATTCTTATGAGAACCCTATCGTTACTAAAACATGGTGGGGTAAATTACTAAGAGGTACTGTACACTTCGGTACTATGGCAGCTGGTATTACAGCCGCTGCAGGGGCAGCAGGTATATCTGCACCAGCTTCTTTAGCAGGTGTAGCTGGCTACAGCTTACTTAGAGCTGCAGCTATCGGTGCTGCATCTGATTTAATATCTAAAGAATCAGATGGACATAATGCATTAGCTATGTTGAGAGATCATCATGGTTGGATGGATACACCTATTAGTACGAAAGATACAGATCATCCTATGTGGATGAAGTTTAAGAACATTGTCGAAGGCATGGGAATTGGTCTCGTTTTTGATAGTGCCTCTATGTTATTAGGTGGAGCAGGTACAAAAGTAAAAGGACAAGTAAAGAGTAGAGCTAAGAGTATTGAATACCAAACACTTAGAAAAGGTTTAACAGAATTAAGAAAGAATGAGTTTGGTGCTAGTAAGAATAGACCATTCGCTGAACCACATCAAGGTGCTCATATATCTGAAGTTAGTCCTGAGAAAGCTAGAGAACAATTAAGGAGAACAAGAACAGAATGGGATGCAGAAGATGGATCTACTGGTTCTGTAACTACACCTGTTCAAAGAGAACGTGTAGCTGAAACAGGAGTGATGACAGAAGATATAGTTGAATCAGTATTAAAAGGATTATACAGTGATGCAAAGTTTCAATCCGTAATGGATGACATTAAAGCTGGCAGACAAAGCATGATGGATGTATATGGTGATGCAGTAGCAACTCACCAAAGAATGACATTAGGTAGGAATGCAGCAGAATTAAGTCCAGAGGAATACCTTGATGAAATGTACAGATCTGCTATTAAGTATGATTTAACTGATGACGCTGGTAATGTTGTTGAGACTGTTGAGACTTGGACTACTAAGAATATAGTAGCAGGTGATCTAGTAGTAGGAACCCTACTCAAACAACTCAGAGATAATGGTATAGCTGGTAGAGAACTATCTGAATTTGTAAACTTAATAGAATCTGATGGTCCTATGCAGCAGGTATTTGATACCATGATGACTGCTATGACTGAAGTTAAAAGAGCTAGAGCTTGGTCTTCTGATTCATTTAGAAGTATAGGTGCTGGTAAACTACGTAAAGATGCTATAGAAGAAGCAGTTAAAGCAGACATGACTGATACTAAGGATGCTATTCTAAGTATCTTACAGATAGCTAAAGATGACCCTAATGATGATCTTTTAAATGCTGTATTTGAGTTATTCTCTTCAATGAAAACTGTTAATAACTTAGATGACTTCGACGCATGGGCTAGGAAGATGATCAAAGGTGGTCAAATAGACCCTAATGGTCCAGATAGAACAGGTGCTTTAATTAGAGAACTAGAAGGTGTTATGGTAAATAGTGTCCTAAGTGGACCTAAGACACCTATTAGAGCTATGATGGGTACAAGTACTGCTACCTTCTTAAGACCTCTTGCTACCTTTATAGGAGCTTCATTAGAGTATCCATTTAAAGGAGATGTAGCAACTATAAGATCTAGCCTTGCTTCAATGAATGCAATGATGCAAGCTATTCCAGAGTCCTTTGAAATCTTTAAAACTAAACTGAACTCCTATTGGAGTGGTGATGTATCTAGCATGAAGACTAGATTTACTGAGTTTACTAAAGGTGACGAGAACTGGGAACTATTAAGACGATGGGCAGAAGATAGTGGAAGAGCTACTAAAGGAGATCAAGCTGCATTTGCTATGGCAAATATGGCTAGAAGCTGGAATAATAATAATCTACTAACTTACTCTACTAAACTAATGGCTGCTACTGATGATAGCTTTAGACATATTTTAGGTAGAGCTAAGATGAGAGAGAAAGCTATGAGGTCAGCTTTAGATGCTCAAAGTAAAGGAGCATTACCTGAGATAACACCTGAACTAGTACAGATCTTTGAAGAAGATTTCTATAGACAAGTGTTTGATGGTAATGGTGATATTATAGATGAAGCTACTAAGTTTGCAGCTAAAGAAGTAACACTTACACAGGATCTAACTGGATTCTCTAAAGGATTAAATGATGTATTCACAGCTAATCCATGGGCTAAACCTTTCTTCTTATTTGCTAGAACAGGTATTAATGGTCTCACATTAACTGCTAAACATACACCTGGCTTCAACTTCTTAGTTAAAGAATTTAATGATATAGCTTTTGCTAATCCTAATAACTTAGAAAGTGTAGCTAAATATGGAATAACAAATGCTCAAGAATTAGCTAATGCTAAAGCTTTACAAGTAGGTAGATTAGCTATGGGTAGTAGCTTAGTCAGTTTAGCTTCTTGGTCTTGGATGAATGGTACTATGACTGGTAACGGTCCAGTAGATAGACAGACAAGACAGATGTGGTTAGATACTGGTTGGCAACCTAGATCAATTAAAATAGGTGACGTATGGGTAGGATATGATTCAATAGAACCTTTCAACCAAATGTGGTCAATTATAGCTGATATAGGTGACTCAAGTATGTTGATGGGAGAAGAATGGACTGAAGGACATTTACAAAGAATGAGCTTACTCTTAGCTCAAGGTCTTGCAAGTAAATCCTACTTACAAGGTATGCAGATGTGGGTAGATGCATTTGCTGGAAGTCCCGGTAGCTGGGGAAGAGTAGGTAGTTCTTTACTTAACAATACAGTACCTCTTTCTGCTTTAAGAAATGAGATGGGTAAAATATTTACACCTCATAGTAGAGAATTAAGTTCAAGTATATTTGATGCTGTAAGAAATAGAAACCTACTTACTGAAAAATTAACTGGTCAACCATTGCCTATTAAATATGATATATTAACTGGTAAACCTTTGAGAGATCATGATTTCATGACTAGAGTAGCTAAGGCTGTATTCCCTGTTAATTTTGAACTAGAGGAATCTCCAGGCAGAAGACTATTATGGAATAGTGGTTATGATTTAAGACTTTCAGTATATTCAGCTCCAGATGGAACAAGTCTAGCTAATCATCCTGAAATTAGATCTAAGTTACAAGAAGCTATAGGTAAGTTAAATCTAGAAGCTAAGTTAAATAGATTAGCTAATGATCCTAGAATCCTAGAATCTTTAGAAATAATGTATGAAGATAGAGCTTCAGGTAGAAGAGGAGACTATGAACCTAGAGATTACTATCATAATATGGTAATAAGAAATCTATTTGAAGAAGCAAAACGTATAGCATGGTCACAAATATCTGACGATGATTCAATACAACAACTTCAAGCTAAAAACAGTTCACAAAAATTAAGTCGTCAATTAAAGCAACTGGAAACATCTAACACCCAATCCATTCTAAATATTTATAAATAACTAATGGCAAGTTTTAAACAATATACTGCAAGTGGTGGTGCTTCAGAAGCTTTTTCCATCCCCTCATTCACTTCAGATGAAATAAAAGTATACGTAGATGGTGTCTTAAAGACAGCAGCTACACATTATAATATAACAAGTTATACAGCAAATGGCGGTACAGTAACTTGGACTAGCGGTAACGTACCTAATAGTGTTGTCGTCCGTATCGTAAGAGATACAGATGTATCAAGTGCTAGAGCTACATACTCAGCAGGTTC